AACCAGTTTTGCTGACCTTATGCATGATGTTTATCACAATTCCAAAAAGAAGGATAGGCAGATAAATCAACTCATATCTCAGTTACAACCATTAATTCGTAATGCATCAGATGCTACTATTATAGTACCATTAATAAAAGAATATTTAGATGTTGCCGTTAAGAATGATGATCATCTAGTTAAATTAACTGCTATAGTTCAACGTTATATATCTACTACACAAACTATAACAGGTGCTGACTCACTGCTATCAGATGAAGAAAAACAACAATTAATTAATATTGCAGAAACAACTCTTTCACATGAATTAGAAGATGAAATTGAAAAGATTGCAGAAGAAGAACGTGAAATTAATCAAAAAATTGCAGAAGCAAAATCAAAGTTAAGGGATACTAATGCCAAATCATGATGGATTATTTGATGCTGTTTTATATGTAGCTGAAGTAAAGCAAAAAGAAAGTGTTGGTGATACATATAAACGTAATGAAGATGATGAGTATCCTATAGGTAAAACTGAAGATTCAATAACTGGTGCAGATATGTTATTTGCAATAGATGTTCAATATTCATTAAATGGTCGTCCACAAAATATAAAAAATGTTAAACCAGCTAATACTAATATTAAACAGATACCAATTCCTGGCGAATCTGTTCTTATATTTCAAACGTTTAATCATGAATCTACTTTAGATGAAACATATCCACAATGGTATTACATGTTACCAATTGCAGTAAGTTCCAATATTAATAATAATATTCTACCAACAGTTAACGAAGAATTGGTGTTAGACGAAAAATTTGAAGAAGAAAATTATAAAGTATCGCCTTTACAACCATATCGTGGTGATTTAATGATGGAAGGTCGTTTTGGTAATAGTATACGATTTAGTAGTACTATAGATTTTAAAGATGATTATTCTGAATCAGGAAATTGGCGTGGTAATAACAATGGAGATCCAATTCTTATTCTTTCTAATGGAAGAAACTATAAGGAAGATAAACAATTTGTAACTGAAGATATAAACACAGATAAGTCTTCATTATATTTAACTAGCACACAAAAGATACCTTTGGTACTAGGAAGCAATGAACAACCTAATTCATTAACTGGGGCTATAACTCCAGCTGGAAATGAAACTAATTATATAGGTTCACAACTATTAGGTGTTTCTGATCGTGTTATATTAAAAGCACGAACTGATTTAGTAGTTATTGATTCTCCATTGGGAATAATATTGAATTCGACTGGTGATATAAAATTAGGAGGAGAAGATGCTACCGAATCAATGGTGCATGGTGATGTTTTATTAAATATATTACAAAATATACTCAATCAGTTAGGCGGACTAGTACGATGTGGATCGGTATATGGTTCTTTTCTTGACACTCAATATGCAGAAAAAGCACAAACACAATTACAAGAATTATTAAGTTCTAAATATTTTATAAATAAAAATACATATTAATATGGCAGTACCACCACCATTAGATGAAATAACAAAATTACCAGCTATAGGAGTTGATATAATACAACAACAGTTTAATAAATTAGTTGAACAAACTCTAGATGCAACTAAAGAAGTGATTACTGATTCTGTAAAACTTCCTAAAAGTATTAAATGTGATGATCCTCGAATTGAAAAAATGAAAGCTGATTTAGAGCAAGTAACAAAAGGGATTCAAAAAGTTCAAGAAACTATTCCGCAAGTACAAAATATAATTAGTATAGTAAAAACTGTAATAACTACGGCTCAGTCAATTAAAGCTGCAATTGCAGTTGCACAATTATCAAATCCAGCAACAGTTGCACAGTATATAGCAGCACAAGCAGAAGCTGTACAAGATGAGTTAATTGCAAATGCAGTTGCTGCAGTAATACCATTACAAGCTGTACCAATACAAACATTGTCTAAATTAGAAACGTTGGTACCTCCTTTACTTGCTGCTATAGCAAAATTAAATAGGGCTTGTGATGAAGATATAGAATTAGATATACCTAACTTATCGGATGGATCTGGTATAGATGATGTAGATGATGTAGATGATTATAATGATTTATTATCATCTGAATTTTATCGAGATGTAAATGTTTCAGAACCTGATTTAGTTCAACGTAGTAATACAATACAACAACTAGTACAAGAACAACAAGATTTATTAACGTCACTGCAAGAAGCTCCTAGTCAGGTTTATAAACAAGCTGGTGCACCGCCGGCCGAATTAGGTAAACCTGGAGATTACTATATAGATATACAAACCAATACACCATATGGTCCAAAAAAATCTAGAGATACTTGGGGAGGACCAATTAATTAACATCATACATATTTATAATAAAAAAGAATACATATGAAATCTAATGCACTTGTACAAGCACTTAAATCAGCCGTACGTGAGGTTATTAAAGAAGAACTATCTGAAATTCTTCGTGAAGGATTACAATCCACAGTTACGCAATTACAAACAGAGTCAAAACACAATACAAAGCCTAAACAGAAAAAATCAAAGAACAAGGTAATGTATGGTAACAATAAATACGCAGATATATTAAACGAAACACCAGCTGCTACAGAACGAGGCACTACATCATATGCAGATTTAATGAAAGAAGGAATGCCAGATATGTCATTTAATTCTAATGATTCACAAGGATTTGGAATGATAAGAGGTAATTCAGCACCGTCAGTAATGGCAGATCCTGATACTGGTAAAGATATGGTAGTTGATCCTGTTATTGCAAAAGCAATGACTCGTGACTATTCAGGATTAATGAAAGCAATGGATAACAAGAAAAAGAAAGGGTTTGCATTATAATGGCATATCGTATACAAACTGTTGATGACATAACAACTAAATCTGAAATAGGATTAGGTGTGGATGCAACGTTTGGTAATTCCGGTATATTTAAAACGTTATATACAACTAATGATAATGCTAAAGCTAATATTAGAAATTTATTATTAACAAGAAAAGGTGAACGATACAATCAAATTAATTTTGGTACTAATTTATTAAGCATGGTATTTCAACCAGCTGTAGATGATATAAAAGAAAATATTTCTATAGAAATTGAATCTGCTTTAAGTAGTTGGTTACCATATATCATAGTTGAGAATCTAGAAATATTAAATGTAAATGACGATCCATCATTAATACATACTATTAAAATACAATTAACATATACAGTTGACGGATTTAGTACTGATACTATTACTATAATTGCCAAGGAAGATTCATCTACTATAACAATAGAATAAACATGGACGTAAAAAAAGATATAACATATATTAATAAAGATTTTGGTCAATTTCGAAAAAATCTAATAGACTTTACAAAACAATATTTTCCAGAAACATTTACTGATTTTAATGAATCATCACCGGGTATGTTATTCATGGAAATGGCTTCATATGTTGGTGATGTATTATCTTATTATGCAGATAATAATATAAAAGAATCTTTATTAGAACAAGCAACAGAACGAACTAATATATTTGATATTGCAAAAGAATTAGGATATACACCAAAAAATTCTATTCCTGCATATGTTGATTTAGATGTATTTCAACTTGTTCCTGCAATTGGTTCTGGAACGGCCGTTGCACCAGATTATAATTATGCATTAAATATTAAACCAGGGTTTCAAGTAAAACAAAATAATGGAGCTGCTGTATTTAGAACTTTAGATTCAGTTAATTTTGCATATTCATCAAGTAATAGTCCAACCGAAGTTACTATATATGAAACAAATGATGCTACAAAACAACCAATATATTATTTATTAAAAAAGAAAGCAAAAGCTGTTTCTGGAACTATTAAAACTACATCATTTACTTTTGGTAGTCCTATTGCATATGATAAAGTAGTTTTACCAGATAATAATATTATTGATATTATATCATGTGAAGAATCAGACGGTGATAGTTGGTATAACGTTCCATATTTAGCTCAAGACACCGTTTTTGAAGCTGTTCCAAATTTAGCAGAAAATGATCCAGAATTATCAGTGTTTAGAGCAGCTGCTCCTAGTTTATTAAAATTACGAAAATCATCTAAAAGATTTATTACTAGATTACGTAGTGATAATTTATTAGAAATGCAATTTGGATCTGGAGTATCTGATAATAATGATGAAGAAGTAATACCAAATCCAAATAACGTTGGTAATGGTTTAGCTGGATTTAGAAAGGCTATTGATGTTGATATTGATCCTTCTAATTTTTTATTTACAAGATCATATGGACAAGCACCGTCAAATACTACATTAACTGTTAAATATACAGTTGGTAATGGTATTGTCGACAATGTTTCTGCAAATGTATTAACATTGGTAGATTTTATTGAATTCAATGATGATGTTAATAATACTAATAATGCTGGTATAGTTAATTTTGTAAAAACGTCAGTATCTGTGAATAATGTAGATCCAGCTGTTGGAGCTAAAAGTCAAGATTCATTGCAAGACATAAAAAATAATGCATTAGCTAATTTTGCAACACAAAATCGTGCAGTTACCCGAGAAGATTATATAATTAGATCATATTCAATGCCGGCAAAATTTGGAAGTGTAGCAAAAGCATATATAGTTCCAGACGATCAAATATTGCAACAAGATCAAGTAGAAAAACGTATTGCAAATCCTTTAGCAATGAACATGTATGTTTTAGGTTATAATGCTAGCAATCAACTTACAGAATTAAATCAAGCAGTAAAAGAAAATTTAAAGAATTACTTGAATCATTATCGTATACTAACAGATGCAGTTAATATTAAAGATGCATTTATTATTAATATTGGAGTTGATTTTGAAATAACAACGCTTCCAAATTATAATAGCAATGAAGTATTATTAAAATGTGTTGATGCATTAAAAACATATTTTTCCACAGATCGTTGGCAAATCAATCAACCTATTATAAAATCAGCAGTAACTAATATTATTGGTAACGTGCAAGGTGTACAAAATTTAGTAGCTACAAAAATAAAGAATTTACATAAATTAACTAACGGGTATTCAGGTAATGTTTATGATCTAGATCCAGCAACTAAGAATGGGGTAATATATCCATCGTTAGATCCTAGTATATTTGAAGTAAAATATCTTAATCAAGATATTCGTGGACGTGTGGTAAGTTCTTAATATCTTTATATTTATACTAAAAGGGATAAATAAATGGGTGTAATACGAACTAATCGAACAAGTATTGTAGCTGGAGGATTAATATCAGCAAGTTATGTTTCGGATGTATATAATGTATTAACTGCAAATGCTATTGAAGATATAGTTTTATCTGGATCTTTGAGTGTAAGTGGTAGTTTAACTGCTAATACATTAACTGGAACAGCAAATACTGCATCATATGTAATTACATCATCAATTGACGGAATTACTAATTATATAGCAAATAGCCAGACGTCATCAATGACTGTTGCTAGTGCATCGTTTGTGAGTGGCTCGAGTATAACTGTAGTTTCTGCGTCGATTGATCGTTTAGATGTTCAGTCCGGAATTGTATTTATTACTGGGTCATTGCCTGTAGCAGATCCGGCAGTATCTGGACAACTTTGGAGAAGTGGTAGCTACTTAATGATTAGTACTGGATCTGGAAGTTAAGGGTATTTATGTTTAGAATAATTTACGCAAATAGCGATGCTACAATGTATGAGGCAACAAGTCTCAATGCATCTAATACTGGCTTAGATGAAATATTAGAAGTTAGTAAACGTTTGGATACTGATGGTGAAACTTTAGTAAAAAGTAGATTTATTGTAAAATTTGATATGTCTGACATTACTAAGACTCTTACAAAATATTCAGTAGATTTAAATTCTTGTAAATTTATGTTACAATTATTTACAACTCATGCAAAAAATTTACCGGCAGATTATACGTTAGACGCAAAATTATTAGGGCAACCGTTTACAAATGGTACTGGGTTTGAAACAGATAGTATAGCTACTAAAGATGGTGTATCTTATGCTACTCCGTTTGCATCATGGTCGTTTTCTGACTATTATGGCACAAATATAACAACAGAAGATGGCTCAATTTTAAATACACAAACTGGAACTAATTTAACTACTCAAACTACACAAACAATTTCTGGATCATCATGGATATCAAGTAGCCAAAATATAAATACAGGAGCTCCTAGTTTATATATATCTGGATCTGGTACTGGTGGTAGTTGGCTTTATCAATCAGGTAGTGGTATTTTTAATACATCAACTTTTGATTCATCATTTTTTTATCAACCAGGATTAGATACAGACGAGGCATTTTCATATCGACCAACTGATATTAACATGGATGTTACTGGTGCAGTGAAAACATGGATATCTGGTAGTGGTGGTGTTACTGTAGATAATAATGGATTCTTAATTAAATTTTCAGATGCTGATGAAGCTGATGCAACCAAGACAGGT